TTATAACTGATGCTTCTACAGGAGAATATAGTGATCCGCCGTTTGCACGTTTTGCAACTGCTGAATATTTTGAAGATGCATCTGCAATAACGAGCGATGTTTTTTTCAGATATGCAAATATGCACTCTGACCCCTCTTTGCCTTATTATATAATTGATAATGTTTATAATGTTAAAAGGGATAGTTATTTAACATATCCTTCAAAAATATACGGAATTTCTCCAAAGAATTTTGCTCGTGTAGAATTTTCTAATGCTGATAGAAACGGTTTGAATCCATTTACCGTTTATTCTTCTGGAAAATTTAGATATATTGAAGATTCAAAGTCAATAGGTATCGTAAGAGATATGTTAAACAATACATTCAGAATAGGAAATTATGATGAGCCTTATGTTAGAAATGTCGGAATTATATTTGACGTTTCTTCGTTACGAAAAAATTCCAAATTAATTACAACAAATACTCCTGAAGGAGAAATAATATCTAATAATGATTTTGATGCGCAGTCTTTATACACGCCGATATTTAATTCTTCGCCTACTTCATTTTATATTTCTGATTCAGATGCAAGTTCAATGACAATATCATGGAATTTAAGTGATATAACTACTGACACAAGTATTATAGCACATTTAACTGTTTTTAAAAATAACCTAACAGCACCTGTAGCTCCTCTAATTATTCATGAAATTGAGGCTTCAAGTTCAATTACGTTAATTGATGTTTCAACTGATGAAACGTATAGTTATTATATAAGTGTAATAAAGGATGGCTGGGTAAGAAATACAACTAGAAAGCAATTTACCATTGGAACAACTCCGGTATTAGCGATTATCGACCCTGCTAATGCATCATTATACGCTACAACGGCGGGACTTATTGATGGGTCAGCATCGTATGAAGTTGATATTTCAACTAATTCAACATCCGGGTGGTCCCTATCAAATATACCATCTTGGGCAACTTGTGTGCCTACTTCTGCTATAACATATTCAAGTAATGAGCATTTTGTTATAACAGTAGCAGCTAATTCAGGATCTCCTAGAAATGCAACAATAACTATTAACTCTCAAGCTTCTCCCGCAACATTGTATGTATCACAAGGAGGATATGTTGCACCAAAGTTAGTTATTACATCATCTGGAATATGGCAACAATATTTAGGAAGAGACTGCTTTCCTTATGATGATACAGTAATTGTAACTGCGGGTGAAGGACATCGATGGTATGCAACTCCTTCGGATCCTACATGGATAACAATCTCTAACGGAGGTACTTATTCTACACCGAGAGTAGGAAATGGCGCATTTAGTGTTAGATGTCGCAAAACAACGGGTCCAGATAGATCCGGACACGTAATAATTCAATCTCTTGATGGTGCTAAATCTGCATTCGTTAGTGTAAGACAAACAGAGACTTGCCCACTATAATTAAAATATTAATATATAAATAAAAACAATAATATATGAACAATCATCAATACGCACCCGGAAGACCAGGGTTTGGAAGTAGAGGAGAAGATGGATCTGCAGGTTTAGCAGGTTTATCTTTGTATTTTACAGATTATGATACTACTACCGAGTCTGCGTTAATTCAAACTGCTATTATAAATAATGTAATATTATGTTCATCCACTCTTTATGACCAAGCTGCGGCAGTATTGCCAGGCGGAAGAACATATAATAGTGGTGATTTATTTGTTGATATTAACGGGGGCGTATATGAGATAACGGATGCATCTACCGGCTCATATACATATAAATATGCTAGTTTAAATACTGCAGGATATTTTACTTCTGCAGAAACACAAACTGATATTCACGGTTTTAGAAGATTTTTTAATAATAATCTCGAACCAAAATACATAATTGATAATGTATATGCATCTGAAGAAGCAAATTACTATAGTGTTCCGTCAGATATTTATACTATTGAGTCAAAAAACTTTGCTCGTATAGAATATTCGAACATAAATCAAGGCAACTATAATCCGTTTACTGTATATTCTGCAGGAGATAGCGATCAAAATTCTATAGCAATTGTGCGTGATGTATGTTCGAATACATTCAGAATAGGTAATTTGGATAGTCTTGGAAATCTACGTAATGTTAAATTAATATTTGATGTTTCCTCGCTTCGTGTAAATAAACAAGATAGTGGCACGCATTTTACGCCTAACACAGTTGAGGGTACTGTCATAACTAATTATGAAATAAACGCAAATTCGCTATTTAATGGAAATTTTGATTCTTCACCTGATTCTTTTAGCGCATTTGCAGGTCATAATTATGCCACAATTAGTTGGGATAAATCAGATTTTGCCAATGATACTGATGTAATTATGGATTTACATTTCTATAAAGATTCATCCTCCTCAACTACTATCAGTGTTTCTAATGCGTCTGATCATATTTCATTGATATATCCATGTGGTACGGCAGAAAACCTAACTATAACAGGATTAACCGAATCAACACCTTATAGATATTATATGAGTTTGATGAAAAATGGATGGGTCAGAAATTCAGACATTAAATATTTTACGACATCAGCTGCGCCATACTTATACATATGGCCGAATGCTGCTACGCAATCTTTATGGGCAGATGCGTCTGGCGTATGGGATGGTTCAACACGATCCGATACAACACATTATATAGTTGATATTTGCACAAATTCAATAACAGGATGGTATATTTCAGGTATTTATGATCCAGAAGTTAATCCATGTCCTCCGGAAGGTGGAGATATAGACTGGATAACAATAGAGCCTTATGAGGGTTCTGCTGGCACTTCATATTTTATGATAAGTGTAGATAGAAATACTCTTAGTTCAAATAGGGCCGGGACATTCTACATTAATTCGGAAGCGCCACAAACGTATATGATTATTAATCAAAGAGGCACAGCAGGTTATACGCCTCCTAGCGATTCATCTGTACTCGGTAGTTTAAGTATTTCATTTGCTGATTCAGGTGTGCTAGACATCAGTATGGGACCATATGCCATAGATGTTAGTATATTATTACGTACATATGTATTGTCAACTAATCCTACTTATGGAACAAGCGCAACGGCTTATATATCGAATACGCTTCCTTCATACGGTAATTCTTTAACTTCTTATATTCAAGACGGAAATAGTACTCCGGATCCTGCGGTACAGCCTGCTAATAGATATTGCTCAATAGTTAATGTTTCTACAAACTCAGTTTTAACAGTTTCTGCAGATTTAGGATATTATGAAGCCGGACTTTATGATGTAGATGCATATGTTTATATAGAAATAACCAGAGCTAAATATCATGGTACCACTACGGATGTATCCATAATTAATAGAAGATGGACCGCATATTATAATTATCCGGGTACATTAGTTGAAACTGCATATTAACGTAAACTATTTTAAAATGAAAAATATAGATTGGAAAAAAATATGGAGCTTTATTAAAAGCAAATTATTCATAGCTATTATAATAATTGGATTAATATCATTATCTGCATATCAATGTTCTCGTATTAAAGAACTTGAAAGAAGACAACAGATTAGTGATCAAAATCAAATAGCGTTAAATGATTCCATACGTTATGAAAAATTAAAAAATGGTGAATTTCAGGCTTCTATTACTAGTTATATCGCGTCAGAAAAGGAATTAAAGGAACTTAATAGATCTCTTTATGATAAAATAAAACAACAATCAGGAGATATTTTTTCTTTAAATAATGCTATAATTCAATTACGTCTTGATTCAGCAATGTTATCGAAATATTTAGTTGAAAAAGATAAAGTCATTGAGCGATTATTAAAAATAGATGAAAATACGTATGCTGCTCCTTGGTCATTAACCTATCGTTATGATTCTTTAAATTATGATGTATTCACAGGAAGAACATATATTCAAATAGGAAATAAAGATCCTTTAGAATTACTTCATGTAGATACTGAATTAACTAATAGACTTACGCAAATTGATTTAACATGGGGCCAGAAAGTTGAAAATGATAAATTGAGAATATTCATACAGAGTTCTTATCCCGGATTTACTGTGGCTCAAATGCAAGGCGTACTTATAGATCCTAATAGTAACCCATTTATTAAAAGCTTAATGAAGAAAAAACATTGGTTTACAGGATTTAGCGTTGGTCTTGGGGCAACGGGCGGATTTAATATAACGACAGGATCATATGGACTGGTAATAGGCCCGTCAATTATATATAGCATATATACGTGGTAATAAAATAAAAGGCAGAAATGGCGACAAATATATCAAAATATTTACAACTTAACGATTTTCTTCTTCTTGAATATGAGTTTAATAAAGATAATGTAACAGGGACATTGACATCTCCTATGTTGGCTGTTCTTGATGCCAGTACTCTTTATTTTTATGAAGGAGATGGTGCGTTAGGAGGAACAAATAATATTTTATCATTAAATTCTGTGCCTACAACCGCAGATCGTACATCATGGTATTTTGATTCTGTTTCCCCCACAATTACTTATCCATATTATTGGGATTCTTCAATTGTTATTTCGACTTTAACATATCCTCTTGATACTATAAAACTTCATATTGTAGCCGGATATAATTTTGATGATGTTGCAGGATTTTTATTACAAATTCGTGCCGAAACATCAACTGGCTCTTATGCAGACTTAGCAAACTTTACATATGCTAGACAAACAGATGCTATTTCTGGAAATGTTGTTAAGTTTGCTACTAACACGTTATTTTTAGGAAATAAATTTTATGATAAGTATATTGAATTTTCGATTCCTTCTATTCAAGCGCTAGGAAACAATTCGCCTGCTACAAATATCGGAAGTACATTACAAATTAAACCTCTTAGTGATGTGTATTTAGCATATAGTACTATTGCAGATATAGTTAGTGATCAATTTACTCTTCAAGAACAAACTCTAGCGCAATTGCCTGTCACAAGTATGGCAGATAATTTCAATTGTTTTATTGCAGAATCTACTTCTGGCGATTATATTGAATACTATGCGTCTTGGAACGGCCAAATCATCGGTGATTATATTGCAGATATTGAAAGTGGCAGAATAAAAATTTACACATCCAATAACCCTAATGATAATTATGAAGAATTTGTTGAGATGTATGGGATTAATGCGAAAAAATGGGTAGTTATTCATGATATATTAGTTTATGAGCATATTCCAGTTGGAACAACTCTTTTAACACACAAATACTCCTTTACACAAGAAGATAATTTTTCGTTAGCTAATTATTTTAGACCGATCTTAAGAAATGCTGATATCGCTTCTTCATATACAATTCAGTATACTTGTCGTTTAACAAATAGAATGGATGGTACTCAGATAATTAGAAAAGCAAGTTTCTCGTCGGCCGATCCTCAAAAATACGGTTTAAATTTTACAAGAATAAACGTAGAAAACCTTCTTCCTTATAAAGTATTTAATAGAATAGAGGCCGAAAAGCCAAATATAATTGTTAACAATACACCACAAAGAACAAAATTTGTTAAAGTTTTTTATGATACAACCACAGTCGTAACAAACGTTGATAATGAACTGTTTCCGTCAGGAACGGGACCATTATTTTTAAAAGATTTTGATTCAGTATATAAATTTAAATTTGAAAGAATTACCGATAAAGGAGATAGAGAAAATGTTGATTTATCTGGCGCTTATTTATATTCTTTAGTTTTTAAATTAGATAATGGCAATAAAATTGAGGTTGATGCGTATTTCGATAGTGACAATACTCTTACAAATACAACGCTAGGAGAGCTTGCATTTAAATTATCTGAAGACCAATTGTTTACAATTAAAAAACAAAAAAACAATAATTTTTCAATAATCATTAAGAATCCTAATGGCGCTTATACTACTTTTTATTCCGGTGTTTTTTATGATATTTCGGATGAAGCTGTTGTAATGGCAAATTATAAAAACTTATATTCTGTAACAGATATGCAATCCGAAATAGCAAACTTAAAAGCTGAAATTAATAGACTTACGGAAGAAAACAACTTATTAAAAACAACATAATTAATACATTATGAGTATATTGAATGCAAAACTTAATATGTTTGCAATTTGGTTTCCTAGAGACTTTCTCTATCCTGAAATACGAGAAAGATGGACTCCTATTGTGAAAAGATTAAAACTCCCATACATAACTCTTGAAGACTATATTAACGCAACGGTTCAATCTATAACCTTTCCAGAAGTTATTTTAACTCCCGCAACGCAAAATCAAACAATGTTTAATATTCGTTATAGAGGAGGAAAAGAACTTGAGCCTTTACTTGATAAAAACTTAAATATAACATTTAAATTATCAGAAGGATTTATAACGTACTGGATGTTATTCGATCAAATTGAAATGTTTCAGTTTTATTCAGATAGATTGCCGTTCTGGCCTTCTATGTTTGTGAGTTTTCTTGATCATCATGGTCTTGAACTTATGTCATTTGAATTTCAAAAAATAATTCCACTGGGAATGTCTCAATTTAATGTAAGTTATGCAACTCAGGCTGCTGAATTTAATACGTTTACATTGGCGTTAGCATATAATAGATATAAGATTGCACGAAGAATAAACAGTGAAATTTACACAGCTGGAATTCCTGAACAAGATATATAAAATAAAATATAATGATGAGAGCAAAATTAGTAAATGAAAATTTGATACCAATAAATGAATATTCGTCAGCAGAAACCAACATTCTCAAAGGAAAAAAAGAAGTTCCTATAAGAGTTTATTATTGGGCAGATGCTAATATGGGTTGGGGAGATGCAGGTACAAAATTTTATGCGGTAGTTCCTGTTGAAGCATTTGAAGTAAAGATACATACTAGAGATGATAAATCAAAATATTATGAATTTCAGTTAACCGATGAATGGTGGAAAAAATTAAAAATGAACATGGGTTGTGGCTGGGAGCTTGATATTGGTGACAAAAAACGAAAAGAAGAAATAAAAGAAGCTGAAGAAATTCTTAAAGTAATAAAAGAAGTAAAAAGATTTTAATTATGAAGCAATTTCCAACATATAACGATTTAAAATATTCTAAAAGTTCTGCCATATTCGAATCAGAATTAATTAAAGATTTATCGCCCCAGCAAATCCAAGATGCAGAAAATGCATATAATATATTGGTAGAAAAACTACAAAAAGGCGAGCCGATTGATGAAGGAATTTTAGGAACTATTGTAGGTGGTGGATTAGGATTGCTAGCAGGACCAGCAATCGGAAAGGCTATTTGTTCCGTATTAGGAATTAAGGAAGAAGGCCCACTTGGAAAACTTTTAACAAGTCGTTTGGTTACAACCGCGATGGGAATTGCATTAGGAAAATAAAATATTAAATACTATGAAAACAAAATTAGTTAAAGAATCTATCTCGCAAGAAGAAAATCTCGAAATAAACGAAGAACTCAAAATCAAAGGACATACGTTAAAAGTAATTAAACTTGGAGACGATAAAGTTTATGCAGGAAAAGATGGTCTTTTAGCAAAAAATGATGTTGTTATTCCTTGGCATATACTTGAAAAAATAAAAAATTCTATATAATATGAGAGCAAGAAAAATTAATGAAGGATATGCTTCTGAAGAAGGAAGACGTCTTGAAAGAATATTTAGTTTATTAGGATACGATGGATTCCACGAATTCATCGGAGACAATCCTGGATGTTATGAAGTAATAACAAATTGGATTGAAGAAAACTTTGATGATCAACTTATGGACGAAGAGATGGATCCCGATTATCTTGAGAAGTTAGGAATGTATCGTTTAGCCGATCAGGTCAGAGATAGAATTGCTGAAGAAGAAACTGAAAAAGAATATGGAGATATAGATGAAGCTGCCAAGCCATCAAAGAAAAGTCTTACAGTAAAACTCAAAAACGGAAAAGTAACAACTGTTAATGTTAAAGACCCTGCTAATCATTACGCTATATATTATTATTTGCGCATGATGGGCTATCCCGAAGAATTAGCAAATGGATTTAAGATTATACAAGAATAACTTCTAAAAACAAACATAATGACTTTAATAGGATTTGATTTTTCTATAAACAAACCTGCCGTATGTATACTTAATGATAATAAATATACTTTTATTAGTTGGCCGTATGGAATTGATATTCGTGCGGTCAATGCTTTTAAAGAAGCTGGCGTTATAATTATAGATAGGGAAGATGATAAAGATAAAGGCGAAGGAATTACTTCTCAAATGAGGTATGAAATTACAAATTCACAATATCTATCAAATTTGATTCGAGAGACACTCAAACCATGGTTGAATGGAGATACCTTAATTGCCTTTGAAGGTTTGTCCTACGGTTCAAAGGGTGATTCTGGAATACAATTAGGAGCCTACAAGTATATGCTAATGGATAGATTATCCGAAGTTGTTCCAATTTGTAACATGTTCACATATTCACCGATAACAGTTAAGAGTGTAGCAAAATGCGCAAAGAAAGGAATGGGAAAAAACGAAATGATAACTGCATTCATTGAACGCGGGCCCAAAAATAAATTTAGAATGAAATTATTCGAATTTCCTGAGAAATTTCAGACTCCTAAGGCAAAAAACTGGATTGTTCACTTGGATGATTTAGTAGACTCATACTGGGTTATTCAGACTCTTCAGGAAAAAGAGAAGTTATTCTAATTTCAGTGCATATAGCTAGAGAATTATACATTCCGAGAACTTCAGAACCTTAGATTATATGATGAAATGTGTTCGAGTTTTGTTAAAATTGTTAAACTAATGTTAAAGTTTTAATCTTTAATGTTAGTGTTTTCGATAATCATTTTAAGATGAGTAGGATACTTTAATTCAATATTCCAATCTCGTTTAACCTTATCTGCGATGGGTTGATAGATATAATGATTTTCGTATGTTATTTTCCAACCTGACGGTATTTTTGACTTAATAGTTTCAAGAGATATGGGAAAATAATTTTCTAAGACTTCTCTGTTCCAATTTTCTTTGTAATCATATTTTAAGAGCCAGTGAAATAAATTTAGATAATTTTTATCTATCGGACCCCATCGTTTTTCAAATGATTTTCGATACATATAATTTTTATAGTATCTTGAACTAAATATTGTATTAACTTTCTTAAGTTCTTCTTTACTAGGTTTCAAATTCATATAATGCTTAGATGGAACCATGTCTCTAATTACGACCCACTTAAATTTAGGATTAAATACCTGATTTCTCCAGAAATTTGGAATAGTGTTGCTCCTACTATATGAATAAACTTCATGAATTACAGACATTAATGATAAAGCAATTTTCTTATATTCAGACGCTTCATACATTATTTCTTTCCAATTATCTGAAACTTTTAATTCAGGATATTTTGATTTAACTAATGATACCATTTTTTCATCGATATCATATCCTATAAGTTGTTGAATATTATTATATTTCTTTTGAATTTCATTAAGTACATAGCCATCAGCGCAGCCAAAATCTATAAGACATTCAGGATTAATTTTTGAAATAAAATCTATTTTGTCATTAACTCCTTTAGCCATTGCAGAAGTATATTGTGTTAAATCCGCAATTTCGGCAAATCCCACAGAATCTTCAAATAAATTATTAGAAAGAAATTCTTTAAGCGATTCTGACACAAGCTTCATCATATAATGTTTTTTGTATTTATTCATTGTTAAAAAAGTGTTAAATAACTCTTTTAGAATTTAAAGTTTATAACGATTAAATAAATAATTAAAATAAAAACAATAATGACTATGAAAAACATTAATAACAACGTATTCTTTAATAAGATATCACAGAGAATTAAACGAGGAGAGTTTGATCAATATTTTACTTTACCCTTTATGACTAAAGAACTTTTAATAACATCGATAAAAGGAAGACTCGATAAAAAAATATCAACAGGAGCAACCCCTATATTAAGTGATTCGGATGTTCAGGATTGTATACAAGAAACAAAAGAAACTGCGTTAAATATATTATCCTTATATATCAAAAATGAATTTATTGAAATAACAGAGAAAGGCTTAGAATTTACAAAAAAGGGGTACGATGCTATTAAAGTAGCATATAGATCATGAATTTGTTAGATAAATATTTCTTTCCATGGAAATTTAAACATGAAAAAGTTATAATTCCATTGAAGCCTGGCGAGAAACCTCGTTCTACGCCTATACAAAATAATAATAAAAACATGTGGGAAACATTAAAACCAATAAATTTATCAAAAATAGAAACTATAAATTTTCCCGAAGACCAATATCTTAGAGAAGCATTTCCAAAAAATCAAATTGTTCTTCACCACACCGTCTCAGGAGATGGGGTTAATGGTGATATATCTACATGGGAAGATGATCCGCGAAGAATAGCAACATGTATAATAATTGATAGATCTGGAACACCTTGGCAGCTATTTTCATCAAGATATTGGGCGCATCATATTGCTGCCGGTAATGTAAGCTTAGAAAAATATTCAATAGGAATAGAAATAGACAACTGGGGCTGGCTAGAACCGGCTATGAACGGAAAATATAAAAATTATTATGGACAGGAAATATATGCAGTAGCACAATTTTATCCCGAAGGATTTATGGGGCATAATTATTATGAAAAATACACAACAGCTCAAATACAGACAGTCGGTGAACTTTTGCTTTATTGGAGAATGATGTATGGAATATCTTTAAAATATAATGAAGATATGTGGGATAAATCTATACGAGCATTATCGGGGATAGGAGGAGTGTGGACGCATGTTAGTTATCGAGGTTCTGGAAAAAGCGATTGTCACCCCCAACCTGAATTAATCGAAATGTTAAAGACTCTTGATGGGATAAAATAATTATCCCATTTTTATTTGAATAAATATAAAAATAATAATGTAGTATGCATTTTAAATCCTATAAAAATTGGCTTAATGAAAACGAGAAACAAGGAGTAGTAGTTCTTTTTCCAGGAGGTTTCAAACCTCTTACTGCAGGACATTTAGGGTTAATTAAAAGATATACTGAACACCCAGAAGTTAAAGAGGTCAGAGTTCTTATTGGCCCAGGAATTCGGAATGGAATCGATCAAAAGCTTTCATTAAAAATTGCTGAAGAGCTTCTTTCTTCTTTTAATAATGTTTCTGCAGAAGCTGTACCCTATCCTTCCCCTATACTCACAGCGTATAAATACATTACAGACGAAGCTGAACCCGGTGTATACGCCTTAGCTGGTTCGAAAAAAGGTGGAGATTATGAGAGAGTAACCAATTTTGCTGAAGATTTTTCACCTAACGGAAAATACGCAAGTTTTTTAAACGAGGGTGTTAAGGTAATAGAACTTCCTATTGATGCTGAGCCTCTAATATATCAAGGAAGAACTGATGATAACGACGGTAAGCCAATATCTGCGTCAATAATGAGAAAAGATATATTAAATGATGATTATGAAAATTTTATCACCAATTATCCTGGCTATAACGAGCGAATTATTAAAAAGATATGGAAGATGCTAAAGCGGGTTGTTATCGAAGGAACTGAAGAAGAAACCGACGAAATAATAAACGAATACGGCCATACAGGTTATGGAATATTTAATAATTATAGAAAGATAGATGATAATAATTTAAAACCATACGTGCGTCCGAAGACTTTTATTATTAAAAATCTTCATGCAAATGGCTTCGTTGAAGACATGGAAAAACTTGAGAATCTTGTTAAAAATGGCACATCAGAATACTTTAAAGGAAATATCATTGATGGTATGCAATATGTTATGAATTATGTAAACAATTGGAAAAATATAAAAACTATTAAATGGCAAAAAAAATTAATGAGTGACGCTCAGGAAATTTTAGATGAAATATGGGAAACACAACAAAGAAAACGAAATAGAAAAAATAAATGAATAAATTTATATCATATAAGCAGTGGATAAATGAAGCAGTAACTCCTACTGTTAACAAACATATGACGCACGCAGAAGATCTTGTTATGCTCGGAGGAAAGGAAGGCATTGATTGGGTCATAAATATGTTTAAAAGTTTATATGAAATACTTCAGGGCCATACAGAAAAAGAGGATGTAAAACTTTCTGTAAAATTTGATGGCGCTCCTGCGGTTTTCGTATGGTCAAAATTTCCAGGATTAGATAAACCTGGCATAGCCATTAAAGGTTTATTTGCCAAAGATCGAAAAATTATGTTTAGTAGCAGTGATGTAGATAAGTTTTATAAGGATCGTCCCGACCTTGCATTTAAACTTAAGTATATGTTGAAATTTGTTCCAAAACTAGGAATTCCAAAGGGACAAATATGGCAAGGCGATTTTCTGTTCGATGAAACTACACTTAAAACCGAAGATGATCATTATGTTTTTCATCCTAACACAATAGTTTATAAAGTTGATAAAAATTCAGATTTAGGAAAAAAGATTAAAAGGGCAAAAGTGGGTGTAGTTTGGCATACAAGATATGTCGGAGAATCTCTTGAAAAAATAGAAGCCAAGTATAATGCAAAGGCAAATGAATTAAATTCTATACCCGAAGTATTTATGACAGATGCTTATATACCTTCATTAGCAGGAATAGTTACATTTACAGAAGAAGAAAGCAATAAATTTACAGAATTTATTTCGAAATTAGAAGAAAATCGTAAAATCGTTGAGTCTTCACCGGAATATGAAAAAATAATTAAAGACAATAATTTTATTTCTCTATTTACAATATTTCAGAATTCATTAATAAAAAGAAATGTTAGAGTCAACTCAAGCGAAGAATATCTTGATGAACTTAAATTATTTGTAATAAACAGATATCAAAAAGATATAGAAGGAAAGAAAAATGAAAAATCAAAAACTGCATTAGTTGAAAAAATGAATAAACTTATTAGTGACATTGAAAATAATGATATTCTAAAGCACCTTATTGAGTTAATACTTGAGATTACAAACATTAAACATATGTTTATTAAAAAATTAAATAATATCGGAAAATTTGAAACTTTTTTGCAAACTAGGAGTAGAAAGTATATTACAACTGGAGATGAAGGTTTTGCTGTATCTGATATGCACGGAAATATTGTTAAGCTTGTAGATAGATACGAATTTAGTTATGCAAACTTTTCTCCAAATATATTAAAAGGTTGGACAAAATAAAAAATTAATATTATGAGTTTAGGTGTTATTATTGCGATGGGATTAATGGTAATTTTTGCCAGCGCGTTTGTTTTAAACATTGTTGATTTTTTAACGTATGCAACTTTAACAATCTTGCAGGAAAGACGTTATCGACTTATGAGTGATCCAAATAGAAAATCTCGCAGAGAATTATATTATGAGAAAAAGACTCATAAAGAAAAGGAAACTGTTAAGACAGGCGTAAAAGACCACTCTGAAATATACTATAAATAATTCAAAAATTAACAACAATTTAAATTTTTTATTAGAACTATGTGAAGTTCTATGAATATATAGATTATAATAAATGACTAAAGCGCTTTAATTACTTATTTAACTTTTTTACTTATTAACTAAAATTACTAAATTCTATGAGTACTAACTTTGACATGGATGCTCTGTTTCATCCAAATGTAGAAATCGGTGCCGAAAAAGGCACAAAAACTTCCGGAGAATATTCTCCATCCGCCGATAAAGGACAAAACGGCATTTACAAATCAATCATTAGATTCGTTACTTGGTGGCAAGATCCACAGCATTCAATAGCTGACAAATGGGTTTGTTGGTTAGTTGATTCTGTGACAAATCGTGGGCGTAACGTTGACTGCCCCTCGTCAGTAGGGCAACCTTCTCCATTACAAGATATGTATTGGAAGTTTAAGAACAGTGAGTCTGTTCAGGAACAAAAGAAAGCAGAAATTTTTAGCAGAAAACATCAATATGCTGCTATTATTCAGGTTATTAAAGATGATCAGAATAAAGAAGCCGAGGGCAAACTTCTTATCTGGAAATTTGGAAAGAAGATATATGAAAAAATTGAAGCTGAAAAGAAACCTGTACTTGGTGATCCTCATGAGCCATTTGATCTTCTTGACGGAAAGGCATTTGCACTTGTTATAAACAAGGTAGCAGGATTTAACAACTATGATCAATCTCGTTTCCTTGATAAGAAAATTCCTCTTTTGCTTCCAAGAAAAGACGGACAACCAGTACCTATTAATAACAATACGCCAAGAGAGGATGTATTTAATTTCCTTAAGGAAAATTCGCCTGATCTTTCAAAATATGCATTTAAAGAATGGGATCAGGATACCCGTGAATATGTGAACGCTGTTATAGTTGGTGTATCTGGCATCGTTCCATCGGCAGGCATGGCTGACGTAAGAAATAATATTAACAAAACTTCAAAGCCTTCTCCAAACTCACCAAATAATTCCAATATTACTTCTCAAGATATAACTCTTGATGATTTAAATCTTGATACGGGTATAGGCGGTTTGGCTGACCTTAATCTTCCTGATATAGGAACTCCCGGCGTACCAGGTGGTCTATCAATTAACTTAGACGACGAAATCGCAAATCTATAATCATGGCTGAAAACGTTGATATAAAGAAAGGGTTGAACTTTGATTCTTCCCTTTCTAATATTGACGCAATGGTATCTTCTGAAGAATACAAAGAGCGTCTTATTTCTTTATTGCAACCTATTCTTGATAAAAGATTCCCGAATAATCGTGGAAAAACCAAGATACAACTGCATCGAGATCGTATTTCATTTGCGTGTCCCTACTGTGGTGATAGCATGAAAAGCGATTATAAGAAAAGAGGCAATTTTATTCTTTTAGGAAAACACGCCAATTATTTTAAATGCTTTAATTGTGGTGAATTTAAGAGAATTGATAATTTTTTTAAAGATTATAAGACAACTCTTGATTTAAGCATTATAAATTATATTGCAAACAACATAAATGATTTTTCTCATTCTTTGAATTCTAATTACGACATGTCGCTATTCTTAGACATGGACGTTATAAATAGATATGCCATTGACAGACAGGAATTCCTAAAGTCCTTTGGACTTATTGAAGTAAAGGAAACTCCTGTCTGGTCATGGTTAAAAAATAGACTTCAATACGACGAAAAAAAGTTTATGTATCACCCCGTTCATAAATATTTAGTTATTTTGAATTTAACACCGGAAGGAAAAATTTTGGGTGTTCAAAAAAGAACGTTTAGTGGAGATAATAAATACATAACTTATACGTTAAGTAAGTTATACGAATTACTTAAAAAGGACACCAAGACACTTCCCGAACATCTAGATCCACTTTCTCAGATATTTAATATAACTCTATTAAACTATGCAAAGGTCATCACGTTATTTGAGGGACCCTTAGATGCATTCTTATTTAGGAATTCTATTGCCAACGCGGGAGTTCATAAACATTTTCCGTTAGATCTTCCAATACGCTATTGGTTTGATGACGACAAAGACGGAAGAGATGCAAGCATTAAAAAAATAAATGAAGGCGAAGATGTTTTTCTTTGGACAAAGTTCAAACAAGATTATGGGCTTCCACACAGAAAAAAATGGGACCTTAACGATGTAATGATTTGGTTGCGAGACCATAATATAAAAACACCTAATTTTAACGAATATTTTTCAAACGACCAACTTGATATTATCGATATATAATAAAAAAGGAAGTCAATATGAATACAAAGAAAATCGCTAAAGAGTATGGCCTTAGAGTTATTCATGTAAATAAGAAAAATTTAAAAAACGTTTCAGAAAAATACGACATAGACAAAGACGACTTAAAAAATAATGCTTATGTTGTTGAAAATGAAGATATAATATTAGGCATTTTTGATGATAATGATTTAAAAACTGCAGCATTTTTTCATGAAATAGGACACACTCTTGTAAGAGAAAGTTTTGAAAATTTAGTTCAAGATGATGAAATGTTAGTTGAATATCAAGCATGGATAGAAGGCCTACGAATAGCAAAAAAATATAAGATTGAATTTTCAAATAAAATGCTTAAATATATTTTAAAATCTGTTAACACTTATTATAAAACGGCATTAAATTCTTATAATAAAAAAATACGAAAAGAAAAAAATGAAAAAACAAACGGGCCCAAAAATAAAAATTAACTTTATGTTTGACGAACAAGAAGATGCTCCGTTATTTGATGTTGATATGAAACTAAAAACTATAAGGCGCGAAAAGCATATAAAAATAATAGAACATAAAAGGAAAAGAAAAGTTACTGATGTATCTACACAATTATTTTAAAAATGGAAAATGATTTTATACATCCAGATGTAAAAGGAGAAGAAACTCTTGAAGAAAGATTTGCAAGAGAACGTAAAGAGTGGGACGCTAAAATTGCAGAGTTATCATCTAAAATGAGTAAAGTTGTTGAGCTTCCAAGCCTAATGACAACATTATATACTGAGAGACAACGAGCAGTTGAATATCATAATTATTTGATGTCTTTACTCATAGGAATGAATAAAAGATATAATGCTGCTTATGCTGAACGTAATGATTTCTATATGTTTAAATCACAAGTTCGTTATTCGAATGAAAGTGCTAAACATAATAGAATAATCGTTGATTTAGCTGATATGGTTGAAAAACGAGAAATTATGCAGAACCATGCGAAATTTGTTGAGAAAACAAGAGAAACACTTGATAATATCATATTTGCTGTACCAAAAAGAGTAGAAGTGGAACAAATTTTAAGAGGAAAATAAAATGAAAAATTTTGTAGATTGGTTGACTGGATATCTTTCGTATGGCGATTATCCTGAGGGGTTTCAGTGGACAAAAGAAGATACTATTAAAACTCTTACAGAAGTTCATCAACACTTGCTGTCAGAAAACGATCTTCCGTATGAAGGAAGACATTATGGAGATTGCACAAATCAGAATGTATCATGTATAATATGTGAATATCAAAATTGGCTTCAAGAATACGAAAATTATTGCAGAACTTTTAAATGATTAATATAGGTATAGTTGGTTCACGAAAATATAGCGATTATTCAAAAGTTGAAGAAGTCGTAAACAAGTGTATTGAAAAATACGGCGCAGAAAATTTATGTGTTATAAGTGGAGGAGCGATAGGTGCTGATTATTTAGGAAAAAAAGTAGCGTTAGACAAAAATATAAAATATATTGAATTTAATCCGGCTCATGAAGCTTGTAATGAATACTCTGGCAAACCGCCAGAATATTATAATAAACCTTATAGCGTAATACATTATTTTGAAAGAAACAGTTTTATAGCGGAAGAAAGCACGATATTATTCGCTTTTATCCCGCAGGGCCATCAATCGAATGGAACCATGGATACTGTTAACAAAGTAAAAAAATTAAATAAACCTTATTTTATAATAAATTAATTATGAAAACACTAAAAATAAAAATTCATTCGTTTATTAACTTAATAACGAATTCATCCACGGAAATGTTCATGGATTTTTCAGATAGCCTTTTTTCTGTAAAAAATCTACTCACCGAAATACTTAAATTATCTGGAACCGACAAAAACTTAGATGACATATTTGATATTAAACTTACAGAACAAACAGAATATTCGCCGGCGGAACTGGTTATAAGTGCAAAAGACGAAAAATATGATGAGCTTGTTCATCAAATATATGAATTTTTAAGATCAATTGATGTAGTTGAATTAATGAATTAAAGATATGCCAAAATTTAGAAAAAAACCCGTAGTGATTGAAGCCGTATTAGCTTCTGTATTAATAAAAAATGCAAAGGAATCAAATTGTCCTGAACAACCCGAATGGATACGCAAATTAGTAGATGAACAGACTATTGTTTTTGCCGACGATGCCATTTTTATTGAAACGTTAGAAGGAACAATGAGAGCCGAGGTTGATGATTATATAATTCAAGGCGTAAATGGAGAAGTATATCCATGTAAACCTGATATTTTTCATAAAACGTATGAAGCAGTTGAGGATGCTTGGCCAGATAAAGAAATAGATTTATACTAATGAAATTAAAAGTTGACGATTCACGTAAGTTCTTAATCGTAGTTGAGTCTACTCAGACTGAATACGAGCAAGTTGAACATTCCTTTACAAAAAAGGTAATTAACTGGGGAGCGATACGCGATAAGTCAAGCACACGTCCTAAATCTTTTGAGACCAAATTTATAGATCATTATGGGCGTATTCCTATTGGGCTTTGGAATGAGGTTCAAAAATTAGCAAAACAATTTTTCTTTCAACTTGAAATTGAAGGCATAGAACATCTTTTTGACAAGGACTACGATGAATCACAATTTATTGAATGGGTTAATACTTATTTTGAGGAATCAGATAAACACCCTAGAGATTATCAAATTGAAGGTGTCTCAAGAATATTAAAATATCGTTTTTGCACAGAAGAAATTTCAACATCGGGCGGCAAAACTCTTATGGCATTTTTATTATTTCGATATCTATTAGATAAAGGATTAATAAAGAAAATGCTTTATGTTGTGCCAAGTATTTCTCTTGTTACTCAAACAGAAGAAGAATTTTATGGATATGAAGATGCATGTGGCCAGAAGCCAATCTGGAAGTCACAGTGTGTATTTGGAGGGCAAGGGAAGAATGAAAATACAGAGGCTAATATAGTATTTGGCACCTTTCAGTCGTTGTCTAAGAAGGACATAGATTACTTCGCTAAATTTGATGCAGTATTTATCGATGAAACACACCATGCTAAGGCAAGTTCTATTAAAAATATTCTTGTTAAATCTTATAACTCAAAATACAGTGTAGGAATGACAGGAACACTTCCGCCTGAAGGCTCTCTTGATTCATTTACTGTTCAATCGTATTTAGGCCCTTGCGTATATGTGGTTAAGTCGGCTGATTTGATAGCATCAAATTACGCAACACCGGTTAAGGTTGTGGGGATTGAATTAGATTACTTAGATGAAGATGTCAAAAAGAAACTCTATGATTTAAGAAATGTTAGCGCAGATGAAAAAGATGGCGTTAAACTCTTAAATCTTGAGAAAGATATAGTTCGTGAAAATAGGAAGAGATTACTGTATGTATGCGATACAATAGCCAAGTCAACCAAAAATGCATTAGTATTATTTTCAGATATAAAGAATGATTACGGCCGAAGTATATTTAATCATTTAAAAGAGAATACAGACAAAACCGTTTATTATATTGACGGAGGCACTAAGGCTGAAAATCGTGATTACTTCAAAAAACAAATGGAAGAAAATGATGGAGTAATAATTGTTGCTAGCATAGGGACATTTAGCGAAGGAATTTCAATTAATAATTGTCATAATATATTTTTAGTAGAAAGTTCAAAGTCAGAATATATTGTAAGACAGGCATTGGGAAGGGGAATGAGGCTTTTAGAGGGTAAACAAATTATGATTGTAATAGATTTTGCAGATAATTTTGAATATGGAACACATAAATATCAAAAAATAAATTATTTAAAACGTCATTATTTAGAAAGACAAAGAATTTATAAAGATAAAGGATTTCCATTTAAATCTTTTAAAGTTAAACTTTAAATTTGCATTTTTCGCCGTGATATTTTTTATAATTATTTAATGCTATTTCTCTATTACAATATTGACATATTTGTTTTTTAAATAAAAATAATTTTTTACCTGTATTATTAGGATTGTATTTACAATTTTCATCATGGTATCGTTTATAATTTGTTATACCAATTTTTTTATTACAATATTTACAAGTTTGTTTAGGTTTATTTTTAATTGTGTTTAACCTTTTTTGTTTTGATTCTTCTGATGTTTTTCTTAATCGTTGTTTTGCACCATTTTTAATTTTCCATTCTTTGTATTTAATATCAGCTATTTCTTTTCCGTATTTTTGTAGCATTTTTTCATATAAATTTGAGCCATACATTCCATTTTTTTCTCCGGCAGTAGGTCTTTTTTCTCTGCGTGTTTTACACATATTTTCTTTAGCTTTTGCTGATGCTTTTGATCCTTTTCTTGCTTTTCTTATTTTTTCAATTTCTTCAATAGATTTAATTCTTCCTTTCATTTTTTGTTTTGTTTCCTCTGAATGCATACCTTTACATTTAAATCCACCTTGCGGACTTATATTATAACCATTAGGAACAAGAGTATTATATTCGTTTATATATTTTTCTTGTGAATCAAATGCTTTTTGTTTTGTTGGAAAAAATTCTAAAATTTCTCTCTTAAAATTTTCTCTTCCATATTCATTTAATGCATTTAAAATATAAATTCCACTTCCAATATAATTGTCACTGTCGATGTTATCTACTGCATGATCTCCGATATATTGTTTTCCATTAATAAGATTTGTGGTTAAATAAACAAAATTAAATTTTCTTTCCATAATATAGTTTATTGTATATATTCATAAGAAATTTCATCTAATGTGACATGCTTGTGAATGAATATGCTTAATTTACATAAGTTATGAAAAACGTTTATTTTTCGTGAAAAATGATTACAAATGATATAGTTTTTATGAAAAATGGTTACAAAGTCAAGATAAACTTGACTTTTTTCTTCTGAATATATAAAATAAATCTTATTAATATGGGAGCAATTAAAGAAAAAATGTTCGAAATAGCTGAAATTATTCAGCAGATGTTGGACGAAGGAGTTAAAGACTTTGAAGTTGATGAATATCTTGAAGCCCAATTAACTCCAGAAGATTATCAGTTCTATCATCAAAACAAAGATGTCATTTTTCAACACTTTCTTGGATTTATGGGAGAATCAGTAAATGAGGCAATGGCGCCAAATATTATTAGAGTATTTGATACCAGAAAAATGCGAGTAAGTGATTCTCGGGATTTTCGCCCAGAAGACATTAAACAAGTTCTAAGAACTTATACAAGCTATGACTCATTTGGCGAAGAATTTTATTCAACTAAAGTAATGTTAGCAGATGGCACATCAGGATATGTTTGGCCAGATGTATTAGCAGAAAATGGTATTGATCCTAAAACAAATAAAAGAAATTTCGATGATATGAATGAATCATTAATGATGCCAAGATTAAATGAATTAAAGGGGCATTCTAACGAGGAACCCGGAGACCCGAATCTAGTTGGAAAAGTTTTTAAAAGAAATTGGTCTTTTGGAGAAACAAGTTATTACATGGTTTTAGATGATTCTTATGTTCCTGCAGAAAAAGGTATGACAAGCGGAGATAAAAACAGATGGCATCTTACTATTCGTTTAGCGCACGAAAAAAATGGAAGATGGCAAGTACCTTATTCTTTAAAAGGAGATCTTTATAACTTACCGGGAGAAAAACAAGGATCACAGAGATCAGGATATGAAGATTTATCAACGAACTGTGAACCGATAACTGAAAGAGATAAAAAAAGATTAATAACATTATTTAGTAAGCCAAGATATTTAAATTATTTGGAAGAAATATTAGAAGATGAAGGTTTTGTTCCCGATTTTTTAGAGCATCTTTTAAATAAAAATAATGAATCATTAACTCCACGAAATCCTCAGACCAATAGAAATATAGAACAAGATGATCCACGATGGATTGATCCTCACGAATGGGATCGTCACAGAAGATTCAAAGAAGACGAATTGGCGCATGAATTAGCAGGTGAAGACGAATGTCCAACATGTGGAAGACAGCTAGATGATTCCGGACATTGCAGAAGATGTGAAAGAAGAAATGAATCTGAATTTATGATGCCTTCAATATTTGGAAAAAGTCTTAATGAAGCAAAACGTGATTGGACAAAAGATGATGCAAAAAGACATGGATTAGAGAATTTATGGCAAGATCATGATGAAGATTCATTTGACGAACAAGAATTTTTAGATAATGATGCTGATTGGACATTCCAAGAAGGCGATGAAGTTATATTTGATATTAAGGGAATGGAAACCGAATGGCAGCAAGCTGAAGAACAAGGAGAACTTGCAATATCTCATAGCGGTCGAACTGCAGTTATAGTAGCTCAGGCAACTGCCTCCCACATCGGAGATAAAGATTATGAATACTATGATATTGAATTCGGTGATGGAACCATATTAGATGCAGTATCAGGATATCACTTAAAACCGGCATATGAAAAACC